GGCCATGAAGGCCTGACCCGAGGCTTCAAGCCCTTCGATGACAATCGGATAAACCGTGGTCAGCTCACCGCACACGGTGGCGGCGCCGATGACGTGAGTGCCGAATGCACTCAAGCCTACCGAGACCGACAAGATGTCCCGTTCGCTTTTGGCATCGGCCAGGCGACGGTCAAGGCGGGCGTCGATCTCTTCGCTGTAAGGCTGTTCGGTAAAGGCCCTGACGGAAAAACTGTAAGGCTGGCCCAGCGGCGTTTGCTCATACCAGGCGCGCACCTCAGGCATCAATTGCAAACCTTTGGCCGCGCTCTCCAGCGCCTTTTGCGTCCCGGCCTGCCGTGCAGTGGGCCAGGCGAACTCTACCGTCAAACGTTTTTCCGCCTCGGCCGCCTCGGAGCTCCATTCGCTAACCCCGCGATCCGCCGCCAGATACGGCAAGAACGCCAAGGGCGTTGCAGTCGGGTTCATCAGCTCGGGGAACGGCGGCGCGATGCGATCGAGCAACGTGCCGAAACCGATATCGAGGGCCTTTTCCAAGGGTGAGCTGTTGACTGGCAGCAGGCTCGGGCGAGACGTTTGTTCACTCATAACGTGTCCACCTCCACCTCGACGCCCGTGCAATACGGGGCCTCAAAGGCCGTCGTCACTATTGGCGCCAGCGGCTCAAGGATTTGCAATTGAACCGCACCAGCACTGTGCAACGTGTAGTCGATCCAACTCGGGTCCACCCGCCCTTCCAGTCGGTGACAAGAATCGGCATACGCCTGCAACTGCTGTTGCGCGGCAACCTTGGTCAGCCCCGAATCGGGACCTGCGTTGATCTTGGCCACGACCCGGATTTTGTAGTTCTTGATGTGCGCGCCCTGCACCGTGACAAGGTCCGTTTCGGGTCGTACATCAGGCCGGGCGAAATGCTGGCGAACACCGTCGAGCAGCGCTTCGGATGGTGTGCCATCGCCCTCTCGGGAAAGCACCGTGACCGTGACTTCGCCGGGCGCGGTCCGACGACCGTTACCGTCCTTGACCTGCGCTGCATAGCCGTCCGGGTCGAAGGTGTAAGTGACCGTCACCACACCCGCCGCCGCGGTTTCCACCTTCACGGCAGGCCGTTCGCCAAGGGTGAAGATCTCACGCCGATACTGCATGCGAGAGCCCGCCGCCGGGGCATGCGGCGCCAGGTAATAACGCAACCGGGCGTCGTCATCGCTCTCAAAAATTGGGGCAACCGGTGGGAACGCCGCCGGGTCGCCCGGGTCCAGCAACTGGCGTTCAAGCCCCATGTCTGCGAGGCGAGCATCGAGATTGGTCCCGGTAGCCCACCACGCCAGCATCTGCTTGATACGGGCGTTGTATTTGCGTTCGTGGGTTTGCAGCCGCACACAAAAGGCTTCAAGGGCCAGGGTCAGTAACTCGCTTTCATTTTCCAGGCTGACTGCAAGCTTGGCCGCGCTCTCGGGGGAACGGGCGCCGACGTACTCGACGACGAAGGTTTTGAACTCTGCGAGCAAATCCTCGAACGCTTCGATCGTGACGATTGCCGGTTCGGCCAACTGGTTCTGGCCGGGGATCAACATGCTCATGCCATTACCTCGAAAGTCTGTTGGCGATTTTTCCAGGTGCCAGCGAAACGCAGCAGCAGCCCGGCACCGCGGCGACTGGCGACAATGACTTGTGGCTCGAAATCGTCGATGCCGTTGTACTGGTTGTAAAACGCTTGGGCCGCATGGCTTTGGGCAAGAATCAGCAGGTCGTCGCCGAGGTTCTGCCCCAGCAATTCAGTGAGTGCGCAGCCATATAAAGGACGCTTCTGACGAGTGCCCAAAGGCGTGGTCAGCGCCCGGGTGGCGCGTTGCACAAACTGCAGCCAGTCGTCGACCGTCGCGCCGGTGTTTCTATCGATTCCGATCATGGGAAGCTCTTTATGCAGTACTGATGACGCGGCCCTGGTGATCCACCAACGGGCCGCTCAGATGCACACCGGAAGCGTCGAGCCGCAGGCCGACGGCGCCCAGTTGCAATTCGATGGCCTCAGGCGTCATCGCCAGCCTCGCCGGGCCGATGCTCAATTCAAGCTTTTCGCGAGAACCGGTAAACGCCGCCGGGCCGTTTTTCCAGCGCAGAACATGACTGGCGTCGTCGTAACCACTTTCCGTGCCGTCCTGATAGAGGCGACGCGTCAGCGATGCCTGGGTCGAGACGGGCGGAAACTGACCGCCGTTGAGACCGAACAACGCGACCGACTGCCCGCCGCCCTCACCGCCGCCATGGTTGAGCAACAGACACTGCTCGCCCACGGAGGGGATCCGCGACTCGCTCTGTGCGCCGGCACTCGGATTGAAAAACCGGATTGCCGGGGTGAGCAGCTCACCATGACTGACCTTGCAGGTGTTGCTGGCCGCATCGACCTCCTGACAAACGCCGATGCGACAGAAACTGTCGGCACGCCGATGCAGGTCTTCAAGCTCGGTTTCCATCTCGGCCAGACGCTCGATGATCGGACCCAGCTGCATACGTAAAAGCGCATCAAACATGGGTCAGGCCTCGAGTGCGGTGTATTGATCCGGGTCGTCGATGTTCGACACCTCCCAGGTGCGGGCGAACTTTGGAATACCCAGCGGGTCCTCGAGCAGCGTTGGGCCGAGGCACAGGGTTTGGGTAAATGAAACGGTCCAGGCGGTGTACTCCCGTGTTTCGCTGATGAACGCGGATGGCATGCCATCAATGTTCATGGGCAAATCACATTGGTCGCCCGACAGATTCCAGCGGTTGTCGGTGACCAGGTTTTTCAATTCGCTGGCCAGGTCGCAAGCCGCCAACCCTGTGCCTGTGCCGGGCAATACGACTTGCAAGGAAATCGTCAGGACATGAGCGATACGTCCGTCGTTGGCACGATTGCCCGGCGCATCGCGTTCGATGGCGATCAGTACCCAAGGCTGATCGCCGGTGCCGTCGAAGTCTTGATGACTCCCGACATTCAAGCCGGCAATGGTGATGCGCAATGTCTCGGCAATGGCGGAAAACAGCTGCGACGGTTTTTCGATGACGGCGGGCATTAATGGCCTCCTGTTCCTGTAGCAACGCGAAGATCAGCGACGCCGGTTCACTGTTGATCGGGGCGAGAATCGCGCGGTGGTACTTCGCAAACGCCAATCCGCTTGGCGGCCCAGCGTTCATAAAGCCCGATGGCCACGTCCGCCCCGGCCATCGCCGTCAGGCAGCCAAAGGCGCCGGCGGCCCAGATCGACACACCGGCGGCGTACAGCAGCATGATTGCCGAGACCCCGCAGATCATGCAGGCCCCGGAGCGCAGCGCCAGGCGCCGCAGCAGCGACCAGCCGCGGGCGCCCTCCTTGTCGGCGCGCCACATTTCGCCGGACACCCCGCCCACCAGGGCGAGAACGATGACCAGCCAGATCGGCATGTCCAGCAACGCTTGTTGCTCGTTTGTCATGTCACGCCTCCTGGGGGTGATTGATGAATGATGTGTGTTGGATTCAAGCGATGTCTCTTGAGGTAGGCATTCCAAAAAGCCCGGTATTGGCCGGGCTTTTCAGTAATGCGGTCCTTCGCCTTCCTTTAATCCTGTGTACAAAAAAGGAAGCTGATCTTTCGGCGCTACTGGCGCGGTACGGATCGATTCAAATTGTTTTTCCGACCGCGGTCCCTGCCCGCCGGATAACTGCTTCTGGTGCTTTACGCTGCACACCCGGGTCAGTTGCCAACCCTCTGAACCGTTGAGGCCGGTTCATCGCTGCCTTTGTGGTGGAACTAAAGAGCTTCGTTTCGAGCCGCCTTGTTGGGCGGCTTGAGACAAAGAATATGCATGGATGCATATACAGTCAATGCATAAATGCATTTATTTATGCATTTGAAATGCACAGGCGCATGAAAGCCCCGCAAGCAAAGGCGTTGGCGGTTTTCGATAGGCGAAAAAAAACCCGCCGGGCAGCGGGTTTTATCTGACAGCGGTGAGGTTAACGGGCGTACATGCCCCACCAGAAGACGTGACCGAGGATGACAATCTGCTCTTCCTGGATCTCCTGGAAGCTGTAGTCCTCGTCCGGATGCTCATCGCGATTGAAGCTGCGCAGGCGAATTCCTGTCGGCAGGCGATAAAGCTGTTTCACCCGCAACTGGCCATTGTGGTTGATGGCGTACAGGTCGCCGTCGACGATGTCGCCAATCCCGCATTTACCGGCATTCACCCCGACCGTGGCGCCATCGCGCAGTACCGGCAACATGCTGTTGCCGCGCACGGTCACGCATTTGGCCTGATCGAACTGCACGCCGTTGTGGCGCAAGCTGCGCTTGCCGAAGCGCAGGCTAGAGCGCTCGCT